CGTAAAGCGGAACTCCACGAGGAGCAGCAACGAGGCGGGCGGTAGCGTAAGACGCTTTACGCGAAAGCCTGGCGGCTTCGCGTGCCCTGTTAGCGTCCCGAGTGATGAGTTGGCCCATTGTAGGGCCGGCCTTGTAAAGACCAACAATTTGTGCGCGGCGTTCCATGTAAGTTGTTTTTTATTTAAAAGTGATGACGTGTGAATAGAGCTCTTTTAAGTTGTTAGTTTTATACTGAAAGAGGCTCTTTCCGCAAAAGAGGCCCTTTCTATTAATAGGATGCAATTGGAACCAAGTGGAACGAAGTTGGAACGAAGTCACGGGTAATACTGTTGCCCGTGACTTCGAGTGTGACGCGAAAATTTATTCGCGGACTTTTTTATCTAATGAACACTGTGTCAGGGAGGAAGGGCGTCGCCCTTCCTATCAGAGTAATTGCTTAAAGTAGTAATTGCCTAGTGTGGCGCGCCCCCCCCGCGCGCCACAATAAGTAATTGCTATTTTTAGCACTCTCTAAAAATAGAGGGCAGAAGCTATGACTCACGACTTCTGGCAAAAGTGCATTAAGGTGCGACAAGGTCCAGTCCTCATTTTTTTAAGCAAACAGCGAAGGTCGACAGCATGGCAGACGAAGCAGCAGCAGCAGCAGCGGCAGCACCGGCGGCAGGGCGGGCGGGTCCGCCACAGAGCAGGGCAAAGGCGTGGTGCTTCACGTGGAACAATCCGACGCACCGCGTTCTGTTTCCCGACGGGCTGCCTGGGAACATCACGTACCTCGTGTACCAGCTCGAACGCGGAAAAGAAGGCACGGAGCATCTGCAGGGCTACGTCCGTTTCAAAGACGCTACGCGCTTCAACCAAGTGAAGCTGCAAACGTTCAACACGGCCGAAGGCGTTCCCGTGTTCCCATTCGGAACTGCGCATCTCGAGGTTGCACGCGGGAAGCCAGACGAAAATAAGGCGTACTGCACGAAGGCCGAAACCCGCGTGCAAGGACCGTGGGAGCTTGGAGAACTGCCAAAGGGTCAAGGCGAACGCTCTGATCTCCGCGAGGCGGCTGTGTCGCTAATGGCGGATGGAGACATCAGGAAAGTGGACCCGGCGGTGTTCCTGAAGTACTCAAGCGGCTGCTTGAAGCTCGCTGCGCTCGCTCAACCGCCACGGCGCGACGGGCTGAAGATCATCACGATCGTTGGCCCTACGGGCATTGGTAAATCGTTCTCGGTGCACGACCTCTTCCCAGACGTCTACGTTGTAAACATGGGCAACAGCGGCCTCTGGTGGGACGGCTACACGGGTCAGCCCGCCGTGCTCTTCGAGGAGTTCAAAGGCCAAGTGCAGCTGCAAAAGATGCTCCAAATCCTCGACCCGTACCCGCTGCGCCTCGAAGTGAAGGGCGGCCTCGTGCCTGCGCGTTTCACCCTCGTCTTCATCACTTCCAACTACACGTACGACAAATGGTACAAGAACGAGGCCGGCGACAGAGATGCGGAGTTCGAAGCTCTCGCTCGCAGACTCGACGCTCCTGTGCCTTCGCGCGTGCCGCCGAAGCCTGCCGGGGTGCGCTACATTCACTGCGACGCAAGGGACGAACTTCACAAAAGGCTCGACCGTGCGATGTGCATCGAAGGCCTCCGCCCACGTCCTGGCAAGCGGCTGTCGCCGCTTGTGCCGATCGTGTTTCCTGCTCCCGCTCCTGTCGTCGCGGTTGCTGCTGCTGCCGCAGCCCACGACCCGGACTGGAAAGGAAAAACACCGGAGGTCGAAGATGGACAGTGCACGTTTGCGGCGGCCCCTGACGGGGCCCCTATGCTCAAACGGCACAGAGCGCAGATCATCGTGATCAACGACAGCCCAGACGATGCAGACATGGCAACAGACGAAAATGGAGACTGCTTCGTCCGCTCCGACATCGCGGACGAATGGCAAAGCGCCGCGCCCAACCCTGTCAGCCACTGAACTTGAAAAATTGTAAGCAGATGAAAATTTCTGTGCACTCTCTTGAAAAACCAGCGTGTGGAAAAAGAGAAAAAAGCTGTTCAGTCGTAAAAGCGGATGCGACACTGCATCTCAGACAGCTGGCCGTACGCGACGGCAGAAGAGAAGTTCGAAAAGGCGACAAGATAAATCGCTCCAGTTGTGATGTCGCCAATGGCGCCCGTGTTCGCCTTGAACATGGTCTCGATGCGGGTTTTGACAAACCATTTGATGTCGATAGCACGGTTGCCGCCGTCCGCGGTAAGGCTGAAAACCTGGTTGCGCAGGATCGTAAAACGATCTTTGTTCGCCATGTTGAGACCGGAGCTGAAGTCGGGGGCCGTAGAAATGTTGTCGCTCAGAATGTCCGAGAAAACAGGGTAGGCGCCATTGGGCTGTTTGTCCCAAACGAGCATCACACGGCTCCAGTTGGAAATGGGCTCGGTGCCTCCCAGGAAAAGGCATGCCCGGAAGTCAACAGACTTGACGAGAATCTTCGCTCCGATCCGGTTGTAAGAAGTTGCGCCCTGCTGAACAAGGTTGAGGCAAGTGATCCCAGTAAAGGCCGTTCCTGGCCCGGCTGCAGCAACAGGCGGCGTCTCCGCTGCAAACAGACCATACGGGTTGCCAGAGACCGGAGCAGTCACACGCTGGTCAAAAAACTTGACCTCTCCGCGGCCCATCTGGCCGCGTCCGGTAGCGTAAAGCGGAACTCCACGAGGAGCAGCAACGAGGCGGGCGGTAGCGTAAGACGCTTTACGCGAAAGCCTGGCGGCTTCGCGTGCCCTGTTAGCGTCCCGAGTGATGAGTTGGCCCATTG